GGTCGAAAGCTGCTGATGGAGAAATTTCAATGAGTCACGAAGAAATTCATGGAGTTTTGTCTGATGTTGCCTCCCCCCTTGGCTGGAATAGGAACGCGTTCGATCTGTTCCTGGTCGAATTGATGATTTCAGGGAAGCCGGTGCTGGATTTGCCGGTTCGCGAGCTGATCGCGGTGATTGGCCAGTCGAACATGATTTACAACCGCATTCATGGGGGGGCGTGATGGCGGGCTTCCAGGTGCAGCGGTCTGATTTAACGGACGAGCAGTATCGAAATTTGGCTGATAACGTGTTTCCGCTGTTGCTTCGCTTGAAGCGGGTGGCGCGGGAACGGTTAAACGGTTCTGGTGTTTTGGTGGCCGGGGGGCGCCCCTCCTCGCCCTCCGGCGTTTTTTGAAGGGAGTTTGTATGTCGAAGCTGATTCCTTATGTTGCGGTTTTGTTGGTGCTTGCGGGGATGGCCTTTGTGCAGGATCAAGACTATCGGGATTATGTCTATGCCCGTCAGGTCGTGTCGGGGCAACGCTGATGGCGGCCGGGTATGTTCAGCCGGAATGCCTGACCTGTGCCGACGCTGCCCGCTGTCGGCGCCAGGCTGGCTACTGCCGTGATCATCTGGATGCCTGGGCGGCGAAGCGCGGGCTAAAGGTTGTGGAGGTGCCGGCATGACGGCGGACACCTGGCTGGAGAAAAACGCGGTGGATTGCGTGCGGCTGGGGGCAAGGATTACGCCAAAGGCGTGCGCGATGTACCGCGAAGCTGAACCGGTGGCGTGCAAGGGCTGCGCGGGGTTCGGCGCGGTGCTGGATGAGGGTGAGGCGCAGCGTGTTGCACCGGATCGGCCGTCACGGTTGTTTGCTCGTAAAACGAGAAGGATTGCACCAAATAAGGAGAAGACGATGAAGTTTTGCGAGGTCGGGGGGTGCAACGGTAAGCATGTGGCGCGTGGATTGTGCAAAAAGCATTATGCGCTGCAATACCCAAGCCCGTCGCATAAGAAGGCGACAGTGAAGTCTGTGGCTAATAAGGTCGAAGCTGCTGTGGCTGCCGTTCCAGCCCCACCTGTCAACAAGATCTGTATTGAGTTTTCAGTTGATGATCAGGCGCTGTTCGATGCGCTGGTGATATCGGCGAAAAAGAACCGGCGGTCGGTGTCTGACGAGATGTTGTTTGTCTTGGAATCAACGCTATGAGCTTGGCGGATGTGATCCCTGGTCTGGAACGGCATCAGAGTTCTGGGGGGCCGGCTGTGTTTGATTTGGATGAGGCTGGCCGGGCGCTGCGCCCGGTGTTGGCGGAGATGGATGTCTGCCCGGCCGGGTTTGCTGACTGGATTTGTGGTGGAACGGCGATGGAGGGCCTGCTGGGGGTGTGGCGGAGCATTGTTGCTGCGGAGCTGGCGAAGGATATGCGGGTGTTTCGGCGCGAGTGTATGAGCCTGCAGGGGTTATTTCGTCTTGAGTTGCAGCGTTTTGCTGATCGTGGTGCTGGTGTTCAGCATGGGCTGTTTTGAGGGCTTTTTATGGGATGGGCGGCTGAAAATTTATCGTCACACGAGCGTCAGCGGATTGCTGAGGGCCTGTTTAAGGTGGAGCGGATCTACGGTGACGCGAAGCTTCATGGGTATTGTCCGCTGCATAACGACAAGGGGTCGGCGTCGTTTGTCTACCACTTTGCAGCTGACTGGTACAAGTGCCAGTCGTGCAAGGCGGGTGGCGACCTGGTGAATTTGTGGTGTGAGGTGAACGGACATGATCGGCAAGATCTGAAGGCGTTTAAGGACGAATTTGGCGAGGGCGCGCCCAGCCGGTCACGCAGGCCTGCTGCTAAAAAAACGGCTGCTACACCGAAGACTGAGCCGCGTCCTGATGTGTTTATTGATGAGTCTGTGCTGGCGGCCCTTCCTCCCCTTTCACCTGAAAAAATCAGCGAATTGCAAAGGATGCGCGGCTGGAAGTCTGAGGTGATTGCACGGATGGATCTGCGCGAATTTGTGGCTCAGGGCAAATACAAAAAGATTGCGCTGCCGATCCGCGACGATCAGGGCCGCTTGTGCAATATCCGCCTGTATCAGCCCGGCGCTGAAAAAATGAAGATGATCAGCTGGTACGACCAGGCCTGCACGGTGTGTGGCGGGGCGTGGAAAAAGGTGAATAAGGCCAAGGTGTGTTCTGGCTGTGGTGCTCTGCCGATTGATTACGGCCGCACGCGCCTTTATCCGCCGCCTTTGCAGTGGAAGCCTGGCTTGCTGTGGCTGGTTGAGGGTGAGTCTGATTTGTTGTGTGCGTTGAGCCATGGCCTGAACGCGACGACACAAACCGCCGGCGCCGGTACCTGGACTGATGATTTCAGCCAACAGATGGCGGGCCGCGATGTGGTGGTGGCGTATGACGCTGACGGAACCGGGTATAAGGGTGCGTTGGCGGCGGCTGAGAGTATTACTCTGCATGCCAAGAGCGTGCGGGTGTTTGTTTGGCCTGAGTTGATGGGGGCGTCTGTTGCCTAAGTGCCCTGCCTACTACCCGGCCAACCACGGTCAGGATTTGACGGATTTCTTCGTCCGCCATGGTTTGAGCGTGTCGGATTTAGCGGATTTGTTGGCTGATGCGGTGACGGTTGAGCCGCCAAGGAAGCCGGAGATTGATCCGGGGGTTGAGCGTTTTTTTAAGGGTCGAAAGTTCATGCCGGCGCTGTTGTCGAAGGCGATCATGGAAGATTTGAATATCGTTTCTGATCCGCTGACGGGCCTGGTGTATCGCTGGGAGGGTAAGTTCTGGGAGCAGTACGATTTGCAGTATATCCGGAGTAAGGCGTTACGAATGCTCTTGGACGAGGGCAATAGTGCCAAGGCCGCGGACGTGGCAAACATGGTTCGCGATTTGTCAGTGCTGCCGATCGGCCGCCGGATGAATGACGGTGATGGTTTGATCTGTTTGCAGAATGGGATGTTTGACCTGGAGTCGGGCCGGTTAACGCCGCACAAGATGGAGCATTACGCGACGCATTGCCTTGGGGTCGAGTTCGACCCACCGAATGTGCAGGACTGTGTGCGATGGAAGCGTTTCCTGGTTGAGACGGTGGTTGATGCGGGCTCTATCCGCGAGCTGCAGAAGTTCTTCGGATATTGTCTCACGCGTGAGACGCGTTACGAGAAGATGTTGTTGCTGTTCGGCCCGGGTGGCGATGGAAAGTCGACGTTGATGAATGTGTTGCGTCAGCTGGTGGGGGCCGAGAACTGTAGTCACATTCCGATGGGTCGCCTGGATGATCAGTTTTATCTGAGCCGCCTGGTGGACAAGCTTCTGAACATGAGTACCGAGATCGAGAGTAAGGCGATGCAGTCGCAGGAGATCAAAGCGATTGTGTCGGGGGATCCGATTTCGGCATCGTTCAAAAATCAGACGCCTTTCGATTTTGTTCCTTTCTGCAAGCTGGTTTATTCGACCAATCGTCTGCCGCGCATGCTGGACAACAGCGACGGTTTCTTCCGCAAGATCATCATTATTGAGATGAAGGGCCAGTTCGTTAAGAGCGGAGCAGCTGACATCTTTCTGTACGAGGATCTACTGAAGGAGCTGCCGGGGATCTTCGCGTGGGCGTTGGCAGGGCTGGTGATGTTGCGTCGTGAAGGGTTTACCGACTCAGCATCGATGCGGGAGAGCCTGCACGATTACAAGCGGGTCAACAATAACGTGCTGTACTTCATCGAGCAGCATCTGGTGGCTGAGGCTTCTGCGAAGTCGTCAAAGAATAAGGTTTGGGAAGAGTACGTAAGGCGCTGCAAGCTCTGGGGTCTACAGCCCTATGGTGAGCCTCATTTTCGCAAGGAGTTTAAGCGCTTGCTGAGCGATCTTTCTATCCCCTGTGGGGATGGAAAAATGAATGATGAAGACGCCCCAACGGGGCGCACAAATGCCTATGTGGGTTTCAGGTTGGTCGACGAGAAATTCGAACCAGAGCCTGCTGACCCTTCCCCCGCCCCCCTTCCCGCGGAGTTCGCCCCATGATGAATACAGCAATCTGCGTGCCGCAGCAAGTGTCCGGGGTGTCCGGGGTCTGTCCGGGGTATTTTCTTCTCCCTGGACGCCGAAAAGCAAGAACTGTAGCGGCTTTGCTGTGGTCTGTCCGGGGTGTCCAGGGTAATTCCTATTGCCTTACATGTGCGCGCGCGCGTGCAATAACCTTGTTGTTGCTGGTTTTTATTTTATTTCTTGGGTGTTTGTTTTATGTCGGACACCCCGGACAAACAATTAAAGGTACTGAAATTGTTAAGGGTTTACTGTCCGGGGGTCATGGTTTACCCCGGACAGACCCCGGACACCCCGGACAACGGGTTCTCCTGCCGATTTTGTTATTGCGGGCAGTAAAGCGCCCGGTATTCATGTGAGTTTAGAGTTTTATTGATTCCGGATTTTTGGAGATATTCGCAAATGACTGAAGTTACAGGATTTTTTCAAATTGAGTCGCTCGTCAATGCAATACAGCAAGACGGGGCCTGGCGCTGGATGGTCGCATTCTATCATCCGCGCGGACCTGGCTGCCCGAACTGTCGCCAGCCGATCAGCGGGCCACGCGCCCTTGACAGCTTCTGGTCGCTAGGCCGCGTTTACTGCAAGGCCTGCGACAGCACCTTCACTGCCACCAGCGGCACACCGATCCACGAAACAAGCTGGTCGCCAGAACAATTCGTCAAGTTTTGCTTCCTGATCGCGACCGGGCGCAGCGCCGCTCAGATCGCCCTCATCCTCGGGAAGGGAACAGACACAGTAAGAAACATGCGCGAACGTGTAGAAATTTGGAACGCCGACATCAATATTGAACAGCCGCCAGAACAGCAGGGATAAAAAGGGCGCGCGCGGCGGGGGGGGGGACAACAATAAACAGGAGGAAGTGAGGCGATGGAAGAAAAAAAGAACAAGATGAATATCTCGGTCACCAGGTTGGCACTACAGTCCCTGCTTGAACGGGTCAAGGGCGCCACAGAAAAGGCCGGATCAATGCCTGTCCTGCGCTGCGTTTTGCTCCAGGTTGTGGGTAATCAGCTTCATGCCTCAGCCACAGACCTCGAAGTAGGAATCGTTAGCCGGATCGACCTCAATTCAGCAGACATCGATTCGGCCGGCAGTGTTTTGGTACCAGCCTCAACCCTACTCGAGGTTGTTAAGCGCCTGCCTGGTGCTCACGTTACCCTGGTCGACAAAGGGAACCATGTTCAAGTGATATCAATGGACACAGACATTAAAATCAACACGGAGGATATCGATCAGTTCCCTGGAGTCGTTATCGGCGAGCCCGGGCAACAGCTCGTCACGATCGATGCCGATATCTATCATCAGGCCATCATCGCCTGCGAACACGCCATCGCAAGCGATGTGACCAAGAACAACCTGAACGGAATATACTTCAGCCTTTCTGGAACGCGCCTCACCGCCTGTGCAACCGACGGACATCGTTTGGCTCTCGCAGGAATCGACATAGAGGCAGAGAACGTAAACGAACAGAGTTACAGCCACCTCATCAGCAAAAAAGCCGTCGCAGAAATAAAGCGTCTGACCGATAGCCGCATGCAGATCTACCAAGATGGAAATCAGGTCGCCTTCGTCCAGGCCGCCACCACCCTTCTAGTGCGCCTCATCGACGGACAGTTTCCAGATTACCGCCGCCTTATCCCCTCCGAGCAACCTGGTATCATAACCCTTGCCGCAAAAGATCTTGTCAGCGCCGTAGACCGTGTGCGCCAGGTCTACATCAAAAAAACATCAGGAATAACCTTGGAAGCGCAAAACCATCAGCTTGTCGTCAGCTCCAGCAGCGAAGCAGGGTATGGCCGTGATACCGTACCTGCCGAGCTTCAGGGAGACCAACTCACAATCGGAGTATCCGCCAGCTATCTCACCGAAGCAGCCAGCGCCATCGGTGGAGACATCGTCATCAAGTACGGCACAGGAAGTGGCCCCCTCGTCATCCTGCCACAAGATTACCCCTTTTTTGATGAGCGCCTCGAAGTTGTCATGCCCATGAGGATATAGATCATGCGCCTGATCATCGCCATCGTCATCGGCTGGGTCGTTATCAGCTGCAGCTGGCCAATTCCACAAAACAGCGCGCCAGCCTTTCAGAACAAGACGGAGAAACACGAATGAAGAAAACTATTACCTGGATTAGTGTCACCGAAGCCCTGCCCGACAATAATATCTTTGTCCTTATTTACGACACCAGTGGTGTCATCGAATTCGCGTTCCATGAGGATGCGGGCTGGCTCTGGCTCGATGCAGACGAATATCGCGGAACCGTCACCCATTGGGCGCATCTTCCAGAAGGGCCAACTTCATGAAAACCGTCTACATCGCAGGCCCCATGACCGGGCTGCCGGGGTACAACTACCCCGCATTTAACGCCGCAGCCAACCAGCTGCGCCAGCAGGGATTCAGCGTCGAAAACCCCGCCGAAAGCGAACCGCCCGCCTGCGGCACCTGGGAAGGGTGGATGCGCCTGGGCATTGAAAAGCTCATCCGCTGTCAGGCACTGGTTCTTCTGCCCGGCTGGCGCGAAAGCCGCGGTGCCCGCATCGAACATCACCTGGCCATCGACCTGGGACTTGAGATCCTCGCCTGGGGGAACGAATGAATTACAACTTTCCAAAAACAATATTTGTTGAAAAAAACACATTTTATCAGCAGATCGAACACTTGCTCAGCGAAGCCGAAGAGCTCCGCAAAGCCTATGAAGCCTGCAAAAAAGAAGGCTCTAGCGTTCACGACCACCGAAACCTGTATGAAGAGTTTTATGATGTCGGTCACAGCTTTGAAACCGGTTGTAGAATTCTTGACAAGAAAAGTCCGGCCATTAACAGCGACGGAATCTTCTACACAACAGCAAAAAACCACGCCCGCGATTATTATTTGAATGGAGTCACCCCATGAAAAACAAACTCATCGACTTGAACAATCATCTCTTTGCCCAGCTTGAACGCCTCAGCGATGAAGAGCTTGGCGGTGAACAGCTGAAAAAAGAAATCAATCGCAACAAGGCCTCTGACCTTCCGCCACAGCTCAAGCCAACCCTGCGGGCTGTCGCAAAAGTCGCCGTCAAGATGCACGAGCTGACCAGAAACGCCGGAATCGAGAGCCCTCATGATTGATCAAACAGACACCACCGAAGCCGATCTGCGCGCCGCCGTTAATCAGGCCCTGATCGTAGCGACCAAAAAGCCAACCGGGCAGAACCGGAAAAACCTCAAGGCGGCGCAAAAAGCCCTGGGTGAGTATTTGGAAAATCAGCTTCAGCCCACCGAGCCCATTTTTAACAGCATCGAAAAGATGATCGAATCCCTTGGTGAGAAGGGCTGGTCTTGCAGCGTGTCAAGCGCCTACGATCACATCAAGGCCGGAAAGTTGCGTGTCAGCAACACAAAAAAAATACGCCTCACCGAAGCCCTCGAATACGCCAGGGAGCACCTGCGCAAAAAAGACGGCACCAGTGGCGACATCAGCCTGCAAGAAGAAAAACTGCGTCACCAGATCAACCAGATCGACTACGACAGCCGCATGCGCGAGCTGAAGTACCGGCAGGCCCTAGGCGAGCTCATACCAAAAACGCAGGTCGAAATCGAGCTTGCGGCCCGCGCCACCAACCTTAAAAACTATCTCGATGCCGTCGCCCGCAAAGCCGCCGGTCGTATGTGTAAAATCGTTAGCGGCGATCCGCAGAAGGTTCCGCACCTCATCGAGTTTTTACTCGGCACCAACCGCAAGGCCTTTGATAACTATTCCAAGCCCATTCAGGGTCTGGATGATGAGGAATAAATGCAAAACTTGACAAACAACGCCGCCATTGGGTACCCTCTGCCCGTTGCAGCAAAATCTGCAACCGGGTTTGACAGCCCGAATACTGACGGCGGATACCGCCACTGTTTTGTTGCCAGTGGTCTTTTTGTATCCATTGCATGGCTTGCTTCAGGTTTCTCTGGGCGGCCGTGTGGGAGGCTTTCGAGCCTGCCGGTCTCCGTTGGTGCCGGTCTGTCAACCCATACGGTCGCCCTCTTTGTGTTTGACAGCGCAAGCGGGGCAGTTAAAAACCCCAACCAACGGAGCCAAGCCATGCCAACCGCCCAAGTCATCCACCTCGACCAGTACCGCCCAATTTCCCCCGCCCGCCGCCTTGCCGCCGCCCGCCCCCGCATTGTCCAGGGTTTTGTCGATGCGGTCGAAGATGACCGCGTTCAGCGCATCAAAGCACTACTCAACCAGTGCAAAAGCGAAAGCCAGCCCAGCCCGCTTGAAACCCGGTTAACGGCCATCGAAGAAAAACTCAATCAACTCCTCACTACGAAAGGAGCCGCCCTATGAACCCCCTCGTCTCCATAACCGACCAGAAAGCCGTCACGAGTTCTTTGATTATTGCAGAGGCGTTTGATAAGAAACACCTGCACGTTTTACGTACAATTCGTGAACTGGAGTGTTCTGAAGAGTTTAATCAATCCAATTTTGGATTGATCTCCTACATTGATGACAGAAATCGACCACAGCCAGCGTATCAAATCACCCGCGACGGGTTCACCTTCCTGGCCATGGGGTTCACCGGGGCGAAGGCGGCCGAGTTCAAGGGAGGAAATCATGCTTGAGCTAGTATCTATTACCGATCAGCGGGCTATAACAACCTCGAAAATTGTCGCTGACGCCTTTGAGAAAGATCACCACAACGTTCTTCGGGCGGTCCGTGGCCTTGATTGCTCTGAAAAATTTCGTGCCCTCAATTTTGAGGCCACGCAAATTGAGGTGACTTTGCCTACTGGTGGTAAGCGTATGTCCCCTGCCTACAACATCACCCGCGACGGGTTCACCTTCCTGGCCATGGGCTTCACTGGCAGTCGTGCGGCGCAATTTAAAGAGCGGTTCATTGCAGAATTCAACCGAATGGAACAGGCGTTACTCGAAGGTCGTGCCGATCGGCGGCAGGTCGATGTCAATCTGAACCATAAACGCGGCATCACCAACCCCCACGGTCTCGACATTAAATACAGCGTCGATATCACCAAGCTGATCATGAAGCCCACACGGTCTGGTTTACAGATTCTAGGCCGGCTGACCGGCGTCGACTTTGACGATATTTCCGCCGAACTCGACAGCGCCCTGGTGCAGGCCGGGGGCATCTCGCCTGCGGTGGTAAGTTTCGCGCGTGAAATGCTTATCGAAGACGAAGGGGCCTGGGTCGAAATTGAAGCCATCCACAACAGTTACTGTGAACATTGCGCGGCCCTTGATACAAACCCGCTGCCGGTTGCGACGTTTTGTCGTGAATTACGCCAGGTGTTCCCCCGCATCCTGGGGAAACGCTCCAGCCTGGGGCGGCGGCTGTGGGGTTACGAGAACATCCGCTTGTTTATCCAGGAAAATAAATGACCGCCACGCCCCAACTTTTTGACTGGATCCCCGAACCGCCTCCGCGGGCATATACCTTGATGCCCGGGGAGGTCGCGGTGTTTCGTGCGGCTCCGAATGAAAGTGTCAGCCAGTGGGCGCAGGGTGAACGGGCGGTGCACATCACTCCGTTCCCCGGCCGTTGGGACAACGACACCACACCCTATGCCAGATCGATCATGGATCTGTTCAGCCGCGAGCATGTGCGCGAACTTTACATTGCCGGCGGGTCCCAAACCTCCAAAACTGACATCAGCCATAACTGCTGGGGCTGGGTGGCAACGCATGAGCCCGGCTCGGCGCTCATCGGCATGCAAGATCGAACCACCGGCACCGAAACCATGAACGACCGCTTTCTGCCCATGGTCAAAGACACCCCGTCGCTGCGCAGGCTCATCACCAAAAACGCCGATGACATGGCCTTAACCCGTATCCGTCTGAAAAACGGCATGGTCACCTATCTGGCCTGGGGCAATTCCGAAGGGCGCGCCGCCAGTAAGCCGATCCGCTACCTTTTTTTGAGTGAGGTCGATCTGTATCCGCCGCACATGATCAAGAAGCTGCGCGCCAGAACAGGTGCCTTTTCGGGCATGGAAAAGATTCTGGAAGAATGCACCGTGTCAACCGAAGCGGGGCGAATCTGGAGTGTTCAGCACCAGGTGCAGGCCAGTTTTGATATCGAGGTCAAATGCCCACACTGTGGCGCCTATCAAATTATGGATCCAGCCAATATCCAGTGGCCTGAGGGGGTTGTTGAGCCCGGCGGTCTCATTCGTGATGAAGACGCCTGGTATCTCTGTTCAGCAAACGGTTGCACGTGGGACGATCACGATCGCGACGAAGCCGTACGCAATCATCGGCTCGCCGCCCGAGAGGGCAGCATAACGGATAAACCAGAAAGCGTTTGGGTCCATCTGTCCCCCCTGGTTAGCCCGTTCAATAAATTCCGCAGGATCGCCAAGGCCTACCTGACCACGTTGATCGATCCGACACGAGAAAACCTGGCCTTTTACTATAATGACTGCTGTGGCCTGCCGGTACCAGAAGACACCGAAGGCGACCTGCCGCAAGAAAAAGAACTGTACGAGCGCCGCGAAAACTACGCACCAGACGGGGTGAATTGGGAAGTGCCCATGGACGCCTGCTACATCACCGCAGATTTCGACTTTCAAGGCAACAGGGCAGAGGTTGAGGTTATCGCCTGGGGCGAAGGAGATCAAAGCTGGGGGCTCGAATATAAGGTTTTTCCTGGGAAAATCCTGCAAGAACATCAGGTCGGAAACGAACAACCCCTTGCTGACACAATTCATGAATGGATTCAATCCCGCCGCTACCGGCACGAACGTGGGGCAGAGTTAGAGATATCCATTGTCGGGTTTGATATCGGCTACGCAACCGACGATGTCAGCCTTTTGGTTAAGCGCAGCCGCAAGTACCGAGCACACAAAGGGTCAAATACAGCAGGTCTTCCGCTGCTCCCCATGAAGCCCAGCCGAACTCAGCGCTATCGCGTGCCCTTCTACGAGCTAGGCACTGAAACTGGCAAAGAAAAAATATACACCTGGTTATCCAATGATCAGCCCGGGCCGCTTTATTGTCATTTCCCCAGTAGTTATGGGTTTGAATATTTCCGCATGCTGGTCGCTGAAGAACCAAAACAAGAGCGTGACCGTAAAACCGGCAAGCCAGTCACCCGCTACAAGCTGCGCAAGGGATATAAGCGCAATGAAGCCCTCGATATCCGCGTCGGTAACTTGGCCATGAAACAGCTCGGCCGTCCAAACTACGAACGCCTGAGCGCACAACTGAAGGCCCAGGCGGATGGAAAAACAAAAATCAATGAAAACAACAAACCAAAATCAGAATCAAAAAAACCTGTCTCAAGACGGAGGTGGTAGCAGATGGTAAGAAATGAAGACATGCTGCTGGGGATGAAAGAAATCTGTGCTTACGTTCGCAGGTCAGAATGCACCGTGCTGCAGTTGTACCGTCTTGATGGTCTGCCGATAAAAAAAATCCACGGGCGCTGGCAGGCAAGTCGCAAGAAAATCGACCAATGGGGGGCTAGTACGGTGTCGTGATGGTCGTTGGTTGAAGATTATTTTCCGTTTCGTCATACAGAAAATTTCTTTGAACAGAGAAAAAAAGTTCCTGATAATTCACCGTCAAAATGTAATCCTGTAAGAAACCGGAAACCCCCAAGAGAACCGTTTGAAGACCAACCGCGCACGCAATCGGGCTGGATTGAATCGTATGAACAACCAGGTTCGGGTCGAATCCGTTGACCACACTGAGGTCGGTTTTGAGAATTTCAATTTGAAAGGTGTGGTGATACATCGACCCTTTGCCGGCACCAGTGCTGATCGTGTTCGAACCAACAGCATCAAGGGTATGACCCAGTGCCTGGGCCAGATCCGCAGGAACAGCACACATGTCTGCGCCCGTATCAATCAGGGCCCAGGTGAGAATCAGCTGCCCGGTATGCGGATTGATGATGCGCACCGGAAGCTTAGGACGTGGCATATCGTTAATGCCCATCTGCACGAAGGGATAGCGGTAGACAGGCATGAACGAAGTCGCTTAGAAAAGGTTGAAAAGGTTGAGCGTTTTTTCTGCGGGAATGTGCACAATAACCGGGGCAGAAAAACCACGCAATTTGGCTTCTTCAAGCACGCTTTTCGCGTTGAATCCTGATGCGACAACAGACTTGTTTTGGAAGGATTGCAACGCAACATACTTTCCGCGATATTCCGCTTCGGGAGCAATGATTAACGGTTGCATGGTGTTCTCCTTGTTTCCGACAGAGGATGTCGGCGATCCGCATTCTCCATATTATATAACAAAAAACCGGCTGAAATCCTATCGGACAGCCGTGACAAACACTTAACTATGAACCCGTTTGCCCCTGGTTCATAAAGTCGAAAGCTAGTCTCGTTATGGCCAAATGTCAATAAATTATTACAAATACGAAGAATGAAGGCCACTATAACAGGACGTCTTTTTGACCTCTCCCTGACCCCTGTCAAGAAAAAAAAGTCCTCATACGTCCTCATACGTCCTCATACACCCTCATAGACCCGTAAAAACCAATAATCTTCATTTTCAGCAAAAAACTGCCCTTAGAATAACCAGCAACATTCTAAGGAGCGTACATGGCCACCTTCACCACCTGGACAGCCCTAAAGATTCAGATGCAAAACGATCTGGCCGCACTCAACATCAATGTGGGTGAATACCAGATCGATGTTGGCGGCAACCGCCGTGTCGTGAAATACCGCAGCGCCGATGAGTGGTGGACATTCTTCCGCGAGGTCGAAAAACGCGCCGCCACCGAAACGGGTACCACCCTTCTGCGTACATATGCCAAGCAAGGGGGGCGCGGCTAATGGCGCGAATCGGTAAAACCTACCCCGTCCCCAAACATTTGCAGCAACGCCAATATGCTGCGGCCAAAATCACCCGGCTGACGGGCGATTGGATGCCCATCGATCACAACATCAATCAGCTCACCCGCACCAGCCTCCCCCTGATGCGCCGGCGCGTTCGTCAGCTGGTACGTGATTTTCCGTACTTCAACCGCGCCGTCAATATTCTGATCAACTTTACCGTCGGCACCGGCACCAGCTTTCAGTCACGCGTTATCAATCCCAACTGGAAACCCGGAAGCACCGAAAAAAAGTTTGATCGTGTGACCTGCCAGAAAATTGAAGATTCTGTCGCCTGGGCCATGGAAGAACTTGACGCATCGGGAAACCGCCACGGCAGCGAACTGGAACGCATGGCCAAGCGTGAAGACATTGAAGCCGGGGAATATTTCTTTGTGAAACGCGCCCTGAAAGATAAAAACCGTTATCTCCCTTATGCACTTCAGTTGTTTGAAGCCGAATGGCTCACCGATTCCGGCGCCGTCCCACAGGGAAAAAATCTGGTTGACCAGGGCGTTGAATACGACAGCACCACAGGTCGAGTGGTCGCCTACCACCTGACCGACCCCAATAGCTGGGGCAAGACCATCCGGGTTGAACAGCAATATGTATTGCACGATTTCGCGCCCTTGCGGGCAGGACAGTTGCGTGGCGTATCTCCTTTTGCTTCCGGCGTTCTTATTGCCCATGACCTGCAAGACTACCTCGACGCCACCATCGATACCGCCAAGCTGGCATCAAAATACCTGGCGCTTATCACCACGGACGACGCGGATGCCTTTCAGGCCAACCGTTCAATGGAAGCCGACCCGGAAAATCCGCTGAAAAAAATCGACAGTCTGGAAAATGCCATCGTCGATTATCTGCGCCCCGGTGAGTCGGTCAAATTTCCCAGCAACAACAGTGTCGGAAGCACCTTCGACCCCTTCACCCGCTTTATTTTGCAGATGCTCGCCATCAGCACTGATACCACCTTTTCGCTGTTGTCCGGAAATTATTCCGACGTCAATTACACCACCCTGCGCGGGGAACGCCAAGATCTGCGCACCATGTTTGCCCCGCACCATCACCGGCACATTCAGCATTTCTGTCGGCCAGTGGTGCGCGACATCATTGACCAGGCCGTACTCTCGGGAAAGCTTGATCTGCCAGGCTACTACAAGAACCCGCGCCTTTATCAGCGCTGTGTGTTTATCCCGCCCGGGCAAGAGCCGATCGATCCGCTCAAAGAGTCCAAGGCCAACCGCGACGACATGGGCGCTCTGTTGCGCAGCCCGCAAGAGATCGCCGCCAAGCGGGGCCGCGATATCGAAGAGGTGCTCGATGAGCATCAGGAGTTTGCCGAAATGCTCATCGAACGCGGCCTTATCAGCGATATCGGCAACACCGCGCTGGCGAATAATCCGGCGGCGCTCGGTGCAACAGACAATACCAACAGTCTCAAAAGCCTGATCAGCCGCGCCGTCGATGACGCGCTCGATCGGCATAAGCTGCTTGCTGAGGAGTAACCCTATGCACACAAAACTTTTAAAGGAGATGGCCCTGGCCCCGGCCTTCAATTCGGTGCGCAACGCGCCGGAGCTACCGCAGGACATCACCACCCGCAGCCTGTCGCTGCGCCTTGATGCCGGTGGTATACCAACCACCCTGGATGAAAAAACCCGCTCAGTCGGCGTGGTCTGCTCCACCGAAAACCCGGTCGAGGTCTTTGATCGCGACCGCTGGGAGATCGTCCCCGAGGTGTTGTTGATGTCCGGTTGTCAGTTTCCTGCCTCTGGTCAGGTGCCGCTGCTCAACACTCACTATCGCGGCGATGTCAGCAGTGTGCTCGGCAGTTGCCGCGGCCTGCAAGTCGAAGGTGATCAGCTGACCGGCCGCGCGCACTACTCCGAAGCCGATGAGGCCAGCGACAACGCCTGGAAGAAAACCAAAGAAGGTCACCTCACTGATTACAGCATCGGTTATCGCGTTTTAGAAGCCTATTACATCCCCGCCGGGGAGACTCAAGTCATTAACGGTCGCAGCTTCGAAGGCCCGGTCAAGATCGCCACCAGCTGGAAGGTTCGCGAGCTTTCGACCTGTCCGATCGGAGCAGACGAATTTGCCAAGGCCAGGGCGGCCACGCCCGGTCAGGAACATAAGCCCAATAACCCCGCATCAAAGGAGACTCAAACAATGAGTGAACAACTACGCAAGTTCCTGGAAAGCCGTGGACTCGCCAAGACCGCCACGGAAGAGGAAGCATGGCGCTACCTCGAAACCCTCGATGTTCGCAGCCAAGACGACGGTACCGCAGCCGAGCAAGCCCGCGCCGAAGGCGCCCGTGCCGAGCAGCTTCGCATCACCGAGATTCGTTCTATCTGCGAGCGCGCTGAAATGCCTGCCGAAGATATGGATAAGCACATCACCAGCGGATCAACGGTTGAAGATGTCCGCAAGGCCGCCTTTGATCACGTCACCAAGAAGGCGACCGATGCCACTGAAGGTGTCGGCTTCCGCGCACAGGTGGTGGTCGATGGCCGCGACAAGTTCCGCGCGGCCGCCCAAGACGGTTTGATGCTGCGTGCCGGTATCGCGGTTGAAAAGCCTGCCGACGGTGCGCGTGATCTCGCCGGTTTCAGCTTGCGCGAAATTGCCCGCGAGGCGCTGCGCGTCTCGAATCAGCCCTTTGGTGGCGATCCGATGACCATGATCGGCCGGGCTTTGACCACGGACGACTTCGCCAACCTGTTGGCCAACGTCGCCAACAAGTCGCTGTTCGCCGGTTACGAAACCGCCGAAGAGACTTACGCGCAATGGTGCGGTATCGGCAGCGTGCCGGACTTCAAAATCAACAGCATCGCCCGTGCCTCTGAAACGCAAGACATGGATGAAATCGGCGAGGACGGCGAATTCAAGTACGACAAGATGTCCGATGCCAAAGAGCAGTTCCAGATCGCCACCTACGGCAAAATCTTGCGCATCAGCCGCCAGACCATCATCAACGATGATCTTTCGGCATTGACCGACATCCCGCGCAAACATGGTGAAGCCTGGGCGCGCAAGGTTGGGGACATCGCTTACGCGGTGCTCATCGCCAACAGCGCCATGGGCGACGGCAAAGCTCTGTTCCATGCCGACCACGGCAATCTCGGCACTGCCGCAGCGCTGGGTGAGGTCTCCCTAGCCGAAGCGATTGCCAAGATGAAGCTGCAGGAAGATATCGCCGGCAAGCGGCGTCTCAATATCAACCCGCAGTTTTTCCTGGCGCCGGTCGCGCTCGAAGGGTCTAGTGAGATCTTCTTCAACAGCAACCAGTTCAGCGGCGATACCAAAGGCTCCACCCGTAGCAACCCCTACGCCGGCACCCGCTTCGGCCGCATCTATGATGCGCGCCTCGACGACGCCAGCAGCACCACATGGTATGCGGCAGGCGGCAAGGGCAAGACGGTCAACGTCTATTTCCTCAATGGTCAGCAGGCGCCACACCTCGAGACCCGCACCGGCTGGACCACCGATGGCGTCGAGTTTAAGGTGCGCGGTGACGCCGGGGCAAAAGCCGTCGACTGGAAAGCGCTGTTCAGAAACGCCGGGGCATAAGCAGGATCTTAAGCAATGAACCAGCAGGGGCTGGCCGCAAGGGACGGCCCCTCATCTAAAACTTTGATAGGAGAAAAACCATGGCCAAAAATTATATCCAGGATGGTGATCGCATCACCTACACCAACGGAACAGGAAGCGACATTTCCAGTGGCGATCCGGTCGTTGTCGGCGGGCTGGTCTGTGTTGCCCTGGTCAACATTGCAGACGGTTCCAGCGGAGCACTCGCCGCCGAAGGCGTGTATGAGCTGCCTAAAGCCACTGGTGTCATCGCCCAGGGCGAAGCACCCCTTTTCGTCATTGCCGCTGGCAACTTTGCCGCCGCAGCCACCACCGCCGCCGCTGGTGATATTTCCGGCAGCTGCGTCGCCTGGGAGACCGCCGCCAGTGACGCAACCGTGGTGCGCGTCAAACTCAACACCGCGCCTGGTACAGTCGAATCCGGGGTGTAAGCCCACAACATAACCCTCATGCCCCGGTGGCGCCCTCCCTCCTCGCCGCCGGGGAATTTTTCAAAATTTCTGATCCCGATCAGCGTTTTTGAAAAATTCAAACGTTACTTAACCAAACGGGGAAAAAATGCCGA